TATCAAGATTAGACAAAGTATCACAAAAGAAAAGGGGCAAGCAATGAGTAATCTATATGCAATAGAAACCGAGACGCACAGCGACTCAACTATCACTCACCTAATCGCCTACGGGCAACAATTAGAGGGGCGATATGGCAGATGGCAGGCGTTATGTGGGCGACATATTGAAGGTGAAGTATGGGGTGCGGGTAGCGTCGAAGGTGGGCGCTGCAAGAATTGTGTGAGCACGCAGGTTAGGGCGGGCTTGAGATGATAGTAGACGACAATTTCGTAGGGATAATAATGTTCTTGATTATCGGGGCACTATATTCAGCCTACAAAGTGGGCGAGTATGCAGGCGAGACAAAACAACAACAACAAAAGAAGGGCAAGCAATGACTAGCGCAGAAGAACTCAAGCAAAACATCGGCAAGACTGGCACGCTAACAGTATCGGGCTCGCCGTTGAGGTTTGCGGTCTTAATACTTGACGCACGGTCACGCTATGGACATCTCGATTACAAGGTCACGCCTGTATCGGGTGACGGTGAGACTTGGCACGCTGACTCTAATATCACAGTACTTGACAACGATACACAACTTTAGTACCGTAAAACATAACAACAACAAAAGGGGAATAGCAATGCACGAAAAAACAGGAAGCCTATTCGATGAACTAATAGGCTTGGTTGATTATCTAGAAGAAGATGGGCAATGGTCTACTGATGAGATTAAAGAATGGTCTGACCGTTGCACCGCATGGATACGCACACAAATTAAGTTAAATGAAACAACACTCAAAACACAAACAACAAAAGGGGAATAGCAATGGAAAGAACAACAGAGAAACAACTAGAGCAACTGGCAAAGATGATTAGCGAAGAATTAAAGTGGGCTAACTTGTTGCCGAACGAAACAAAGGTAGTGTTAGACAAAGGGAGCAAGACATACGGCAGGGCGTACCGTATCTATACGACAGGCTACGAAGGCAATTCAGGCTATTCGGATAAGCCGTTGCACCTCGGCGACGGGTACCTAGGCATCACCAAACGAGAAGCCTACCTCTCATTGAGGGCTATCTTGCGAACGCTCGAAGCAGTAAGGGGGGCTAAGTGAAAATAGAAACCCAAAAACTGCTCAACTTTTCGGCAGACATACTCATCACCGCATACGAGGGCGGATACTGTGGCATGGCTAGTTGGGTGATATCAGAAGACGGGCTTTTATGGGGCTCAGAAAACGGGGACTACGAGTTAGGCGAGAAAATTTCATACGCCTCGGCTACGGTCTACCGCTTAGACGAAGACTCAGACGAGGGCTACAGCATTTATCCGTTAGAGATTGATGAGAAAGTCATCGCCGAATTTATCACAAAAGTAGGAGAGGGACAGTTTAGCCAGCAGTCATTACCCGAACACGGAAGAATGAACCCCGAGGTTCTAGCAAAACTGGCAGGGGTTTATCTTGGGGCGATTGACCCCGCCGATTGTGACCTCGACGCCCTCGATGCCGACAGTATCGTGCAGATGACCTTACTGGGTGAGGTTGTTTATGGTTGAGATGAATGTCTTAAGACAGTGTTTTGATTGCGCTCAATACCGTTACGAAATTTATTGTGACCCGATAGACGGCGCATACTTTTGTCAGCGATGCCATGATGAACGAGTAAGAGAGCAGGAGGGGGTGAGTTATGGAGAGTGAGACAGCGAGAGCATTTATTTTCGTTGCAGTTTGTTTGCTTTGGGTTGCCCCGTTTGCAATCAATAGTTGGAGAGAAGCGCAGAGGGAGCGAAGCAGGGCGAATCATCCGACAGCACGGAGAGGGTAGGCGAACAGGTGTTTGTGTTAGGTCAGCCTTACAGTGTGACGAAGGTCACATCGTTTGTACTTGACAAGGGTAACTAAGTGTGATACACTTGTATCTACAAGTTACGAAAGGGGAATCGAGGTGAATATGAAAAAACCAAAAATCATTGGTAGTTGGTCGGGTTGCACACATGGCAAAGTGCAGTTCGCAACCAAACAAGAAGCCATTGAATATGCGAAAGACATTCCAAGCCAGCCACTCGGTTGGTATTGGGAAGCAAGCGAAATCTCAGAAGGCGGAGATGGCACTTGGTGGGTAGTAGTTCCGTAAGGCGATAGGTCGGGTGACTGGCAGACATCGGGGTTCGAGTCCCCGACACCCACAAGGTAGCAATACTGATTAACACATCAACAACGAAGGGAAACAAATGAAAGCGTTAGAGACAGTCAAACTAATCGAGGTCACACTCGTACTATCCATAGAAACCTACGGCGTAGAACAAATGTTTTGTGGCATGGACTATATCGTGGTGCAAGACGAAGCACAGGTGCTTGGCTGGTCAGAGCGTGAACTGCAAGTCACACCAAAAGAAGGCGAGTAACAAAATGGGACAGATAATTATTATGGGTCTATCGGGAGAAACCAAAGTCTTACCAATGACCGCAACCAAAGAGAAGATAGTCGAAGCAGTAATTGAACAGGCAGACAAACTTTACACGGTCACATTTATTGGCGACCATTTCGTGACACCCACGAATGTTTGGGCAAGCGATGAAGACAACGCAGAGAAGTTAGCAGGAGAGTTATTAAAAGACGAATACGGATGGGACATAGCAGAAGTAAGCAACGAGATAGAAGTGGAGATAGCGCAATGAAATTGAAGCAACGCACAATGTCTTACGAAACTTGGTGCAGGTTCAACGACCTAGACCCAGCAGACCTAGACACAAACTATATCACATACCTAAACTGGAAAGAGGAGCAATGCAAGACACAGCAATAATGGCAATAGCAGACAGCGAACTATCGCTACTGCAAGCCTTCACACAAGGCTACATAAATGCGCTCGTCGCACACGACAAAGCGTACGAAGGAATGGATGAGTTCTATTGTTTTAACGACAAGTGGGACATCAACATTCATTCAGTTGGGCAGAAGCCGAGAACGATATACGCAGTTGCGTATCCGCAGACGCTCGACAAGGACGGGTATCTGTCTACCGATACATCTCATTGGGTTGAGGTAGGGCAATATGACATGAACGGGACAGCCAAACGGAAGGTAACACAATGAAACAACAGCCAACAGTCCACCACTACATCCTGACCTACGACGCAGACAATCAACTGTGGTATCACGATGTTGAAACCGAACGAGAGAAGTTCCCCGATGGTGCAACGATGAACCTAGACACAGGCGAAACATACTGGGGTTATCTTGGTGACGGCGAGTACGCACCGAACGAATCCGAATTGAACGAGCAAATAGTCCGAACAGTCCGACAACTTAATCAAAACAATCTTGAAGTACCATTCACGGTAGAAGACTTTGAAGACTACAAAATTGCCGAACTAGAAGACGAAACCCCCCGCACCCACATACCATACCCACCGTTTTGAAACGCTCTAATGCGTTCCTAATGCGTGCTTTTTCACCGAAAGACCACAATGACCCACAAACTAATTAAGTTCCTAGCAACACGCCCGTCAGTAGAAATCCTGTTAGAAATTAAACAGCGACTACTACCACGCAATATCGAACCGAACTTCATCTACCCATCACACCACTACATCGTTGCAAAGATGGCAGGCAACCAGCCTGTCGCCTACTGGAAAGGGTCAGGACACGCCACGAATGGGCGATGGACTAAACGAAAAGACTTAGCGCACCAATACGCAACCGAATACCAAGCACGCCGAGACACCGAGCAATGCGACCTGTCATATCAATACAACTACCAGATACAGTTGGTTAAATAATCTGCTAACATAAAGTTTGGATTTGCCCTGCTCCGCAGGTATCCCCTTCCCTAGCGTTGTAGCGGGGCAAGTCCATTTAACTTACCGCCCGTACCACCATGACGACGGTACTCACGCTCTCTTGGGGTCTTGCCACCCCACACACCGTACCTTCTGACATCATTTGTTTCGCATTCCATAGCGTAAGCCAAACATTTATCTGCGACAGGGCAACGCTCACAAATCTTTACCGCTTGGTCATAGATACCAGCGACGGACACACCGACGGCTGTATCTGGGAAGAAGATATTGGTTCTCATTCCCCGACATAACGCTTTGTTAAACCAATTCAATTGTTTGAACTCAATCATGTTTGTATCTTTCCAAATTTGCTGTATGTATTTCAGACTTCAGTTGCTCTATCAACGCATTCAACCGTGCTATCTCATCTAGCAACCCGTTCACCATCTCGTCAGTCTTCTTCTGAGTCATCTAACTTTTCTCCACAAACAGGTTTAACTGGCAACAATCGGTCACGCAAACATGAACAGAGTGATGCTTTCATATCTGGTTCTTAGCGTGACGTACCATAGATAGGCAACCGATGTAGCCTGCTGTGTCTACGATGCTGTCGTGATGCCATCCGCCGTCAGCGATTGCTGTCCTAAGACGTGACAGTTTAACTGCAACCATAAACAAGATGGCTTGCTCAACTGTAAGTGACACACCTGTCACGCCTTCGAAGATGTCGCGTGCTTGTGTGTAGTCATCTAATGGGTGGGCGTACTGTGCCTGTCTTGCACCTGTGATGAGTGAGTGTGCTTCTAATAGTATTTCTGAGCCGTTGCAGTTTTCAATCATG